AATAATTTGGCATCTAGACGAACAGTTTTTAAAGAAAATGCTGTTCTTACGGAAATGTATAAATTATGGGCTGAATTTTTTAAAGCATCTATTGATGCTATTGGTTATAAACGTATTGATGTTAGCCCTAAAGATGTTCAAATATATTTTACTAATTTAACTGATGAATTAAATAAAGCTGTATCAGATACCGAAACTAAACCTTTTAGAATGGTTTTCGATAGAATAATTAAAAATTATACTCAATAAACGAAATATATACAGCTTTACTAATAAATAATTACATCAAATAAAAAATATGGCAGTTTACAAACTTATAGTTGATAGTGTAGATAATCATAAGGATTTTGATTACTTATTAGATGAATCTGCTGGTAAAGCGAATCCTTCGTTATATATAACTGGCCCATTCATGGCTGCTTCTGAAGTTAATCGTAATAAAAGAATATACGATCCAAGAGAAATGGAAGAAGAAGTCAATAGATACATTGTTGAAAAAGTTAATCAAAAATGTGCTTTGGGTGAATTGAATCACCCTCCCTCAGCTGATTTAAATTTGGAAAGAGCATGTCACCTTGTTACTGAATTAAAAAGGGAAGGTAATGTTTGGTTTGGTAAATCTAAAGTTTTAAACAATCCCTGTGGCAATATTGTTCGCTCATTAATTAATGATGGCGTCAAAATTGGCATGTCAACAAGGTCTTTAGGTCAATTAGAAGAAGCTGAAAATGGTATTAATAAAGTACACAACATGAGATTAATCGCAATTGACGCTGTTGCTGATCCTTCTTATTCTAAAGCATATGTTAATGGTATATTAGAAAGTAAGTCTTATAATTTAGATTTCACTGAAGCTGAGGAAGCTTACGATTATTTGGATAAATCATTTAGTAATTTACCTAAACATAATACAATGGAATATAAATTAGAAAAAATTTCCAAATTTTTTGAATTGTTAACCAAATAATACTAAATATTTACATATGTTAAACGGTGATAAACAAGATCAAGCCATATACAAAATGGTAAAATGCATAACAGAAAATAAAATGAGTTCTGCTATCAAAGAATTAAAAACTGTTGTCAACGAATCTCTCAAAAAACGCATCATAACCGCGATTAGAAAGAGTAAATAATTTATTATGGATCCTAAATTAAAAACTGAATTAAAAACTATATTTGAAGACCTCAAGTTAGATGATGCCTCTTTAGATAAAGTTGTTGCTTTATTCGAAAATGCAGTTGAATCTAAAGTCAAAATTGCTACAGAAGTCGCATTGAACGAACAAGACGCTGCATATGCGAAAGAATTGCAAAAATTGATGGTCAAATTAGACGAAAAACACGTATCACAATTAAATAAAGTTGTTGATGCAATTAACGAAAATCATACAGCTAAGCTGACTAATATACAGGCGTTGTATGAAAATCATTATGCTAAAGAATTTAATAAATTTAAGAATAATTTAGTTAAAACTAATAAAATATTCTTAGAAATGTATCTCAATAAAGCCGTTCCTAATGATGTTATTGCAGAAGCAGTGACTATTAAGAAACAAGGTGCTTTAATTAATGAAATGAAAAAACTTCTTGCTTTGGATAGTGCTTCCGAAAATGAAGTTATTAAAGAAGGCGTTTTAGAAGCAGGCAAAATTATAAAAGAATCTAAACAACAAATTGATCAATTGCTTTCTGAAAAACAAGAACTTGAAAATCAATTAAATATCAATAAAAGAGATGTTTTATTATCAGAAAAATTAAATTCTGTTGATCCATCTAAAAGAAGTGCATTAAAAAAGATTTTTAAAGATGCTGATATTGAAACAATCAATGAAAGTTTTGATTATTCATCGAAATTAATTGATAAACAGAGAAAAGAACTCAAAGAAGAATTAAAAAATAAAAATATTTCGAAAAAGAGTTTTATACCTTTCAATCACAAACCAAGTATAATCACTGAAAATGCTCAACCTACTAAACCTTCTAATGGTTCTTCAATTATGAGTGATTATATTGCGGAATTAACAAGTCACTAATTAAAATTTAATAAACAATATGAAACAAATACATAATCCTAGTTCATTAATAGATCCTTCACGTGCAAGGATGTTATTAGAAAAGTGGGGCGGAGTCTTAGATGCTGAGTCTAAGACATTAAAACCTATCACTGATAAGCATACACGTCAAGCAACTGCTATGCTGTTAGAAAACCAAGAACAATTCCTCATCGAAGCTAATACAGCTGGAAGCGGTGGGGTGTTTGGTTCAGCTTTCGGTACAAATAGCGGTTGGGGTCCTGCTGGTACTCCTGGTACTGACGCATACGCTACCGGTGATGCGCGTATTCCAAAGATTTTAATCCCAATGATCCGCCGTACATTCCCTGAATTAATCACTAACGAAATCGTTGGTGTTCAACCTATGAGCGGCCCAGTTGGTTTAGCTTTCGCTTTACGTTATAAGTATAATAGCGAATCACTCGGTACCGGCATCGATGGTAAAAACAGACCTATCGAAGCTTTGTCAGGCAACGCTGGTTCAACCTTATCAGGTATTAACCTTGGTTATGGTGCTGGTTCGTTAACTGGTAATAATAACGAAATGGGCTTCCAGTTATTAGATACCCGTTTCACTGGTACATCATCTGATTATTTAACTGGTGGTTTATCCGGCAACGAAAACTTAGGGCCGACATTAAGCGGAACTGGTATTAAATTTGCTGATCAGGATAATGGTGTTGCTGCTCTCTTACAAAATTATGAGATCACTGGCAACATCCCAACAGTTGATATCACATTCGAGAAAACATCAATCGAAGCTGGTACACGTAGGTTAGCTGCTCGTTATTCGTTAGAATTAGAGCAAGACCTTAAGAATATGAATGGTATTGAAGCCGATACAGAGTTCGTTAATGCAATGAGCTATGAGATCCAGGCTGAAATCGACCGTGAGGTTATCGTTCGTATGTTACAGGTTACCTTAAATGCTGGTAACGTTTCGTTCTGGTCTCCTGCTACTGCTGACGCTCGCTGGATCATGGAGCGCAATCGTGACTTCTATCAGAAATTAGTCATTGAAGCTAACAACATTGCTATCCGCAATCGTCGTGGCGCTGCTAACTTCGTTGTTGCTACACCAAGGGTTTGCGCAATCTTAGAAGCTCTTCCTGAGTTCCAATTTGCACCTATTCAGGGTTCAGTCAACACAAATTCAATTGGTGTTGCAAAAGTTGGTAATCTCGGTGGCCGTTTCAATGTTTACCGTGATACACGTTCTTGTGTACAAGGTGGTGGATTTGGTGGTCCTGCTTATGGCAGCGGTAACTTATCACAGATCGACTATGCATTGTTAGGTTTCAAAGGTTCAGAGTATTTTGATACCGGTATAATCTACTGCCCATACATCCCTGTGATGTTACAGCGTACAATTGGTCCTAATGACTTTGCTCCACGTATTGGTGTGATGACCCGTTATGGTATCGTTTCGAATATCTTCGGTTCAGATCTCTACTACAGCTTGGTCATTGTCACCGGTCTTGGTGAGGCTATTGTTTCCGCTTCTGGCAATAAGATTTACTTCTAATCTTAACCAAAACATTATAACAAT